TGCATTGCCTGTTGTTCCGCTAATTGTCTTGCGGCTTCTGCTATCTGTTTACGTTGTTCTTCATCTCGAATCAAGCTTTCTGGAACACCAAACTTCTTAGCTAAGTAAATAGCGGTCTGCTCTCCATCAATTAAAAGCTGTAACATATCTGGACCAAAACCATTACCAATCATCTCGAGAAAGCGTGATACTACAGAAATATCTTGATTAGATTGAGCTTGAGCCAGTGGAGAGACAGACCTAACTTTAATCTCTCTGCCGTTAACTGTTGGAATTTCAATACGCCCTTGTTTCTTTAGAATATAAACTACGCGTTGAAGAAGTGGCTGAACAAGCTCAGCTTGCAATCTACCAAAAGATGCGCCCATTCTTCTTGATAAGTCAGCCATACGTTCAGCTATTTCTGTAGCTGTAGCTGGTGTTTTATCAGGATTACCAAGCATATCATTATACAAAGCACGTTTAATATTTAATCTAAGATCACCTAAAACAAGTTGAGCAACATCAAAACGACCAGCAGCTTGTATAGGTTGCAATCCAGCAGATCCCATAGCTTTAGGAATTATAGTCCCTGGAACGAGATTTATTGTGTCAGGGTTTATAACGCCATCATCTTCCATTTGATAAATACCAGAGATAGACATTTGAGCATTCTCAAGTATTAACTGAATGGTAAGGTTAGTTGTTTTGATAGAACTTAACGCATTGATAAGTGGCCCCCGACCATAAACCTCACCAGCACACTTAGACCAACGAAAACAAATAAATGGATTAGAACCAACGCCATTCATTTCTTTTGAGTGTAAAACTGTTTCAGTAGTTAGACATATTGCATAGTGATAGTATGCTTCAACATTTGGTTTTGTATAGTTTCTGCATACAAGCTCAAGGACTGTTGTCTCTCTGTTAGATCCCATTTGTGAAGTAACCTTAGAATCAAAGGTAGATTTAGGAAACATTAAAGGAAGATGATCAAACTTTACTTTCTTTCTTTCTCGAAAGACATGATCAATTCTATCGTCGGGGCCAGTATCGAGTACGACATGGGGTAGGGGTATTGCGGAAAAGTTTATCGGGTTTAATGAATCACCTTCCTCAACGCACAAGATACCAGTCCCAACAGCCAAGTCCATAAAAGATTCATGAACCTCTTGGCTAAAATTAGAGTTTTGTAAAACCTCAAATACATAATTTGTTACTTCATCTAACTGATTATCAACTTCTTCTCTTTCTTGCGGATCTACTTCACTGCCAGAAACAAAGTCAGCCCATCGAGCAAAGTTTGGAACAATACCTGACTGTAATCTACTTGCAAACTCTTGAGTACCTACTACAGCAGTTTCATCAAAAATCTTTTCATCTCTACGTTGACCGTGTTCTTCATAGTAAAAAGATTCTCTTTGAGGCAAAGCATACTCATAGCATTCCTCAAAAAGCGAAACCCATTGCTCACGAAATGCTTTTGCCTTTCGATACTTTTCTATAAAATGCTTTGCTATATTATCCATTAGCTAAACCGATTTAAATATCCAGCAGCACCGCCACCAGCACCCTGTTGTTGAATTGCTTTAAATAAAGATCTTCTACCAGCACCACCTCTAGCACCAGCATCAGCAACACTTGCAGATAAAGCATCAGATATATCTTTACGTTTTTGTTTAGCTCTGCGTTCTATTTCATCTCGCTCAGCTTGTTCGGCTGCTAATCTATCATCAGCAGCAGCTTGCTCTTCTGCTTGCGTTGGGCCACCGCCTCCACCAAAACACATAATAAAACTCCTTTTTTTCTTCCTAGTCACAAAGTTAAAATAAAATCAACGCACAAATTGAAAAGCTCTCTTTTTCTTAGGTCTTCCAAATAGATCAAAACTTCTCTTTGCAACAACAGGGCGCAAAGGTTTTTGGTTATTCATCAAAGCCCTACCTTCACCAGCACCAAGGAAAAGGTATTGAGCAGCATCGTGAACGTGAGAAAACATATTTTTATCTGGTTTATCTGCGTATCTTTCACCAGATACCTCCATTCTTTTATAAGCATATCCACCTTCAAAACCCTTAATAAGTTGAGGGCAACGTCTGTCAATAAGTAGTGCTGGCTTACCTTCGACCATCTTCGTCAACTGGGAGGAAACTGATTCTAGTCTCAGGTCAACAGAGTTGGAGGGAGCAGGGAATGCCCTCAAGCCAGCACCGCGCAAAATATGAAAGGGAGTCGATTCATCTGTTTGCGCTCTAAAGTCTCCAGCAGGGTCTCCGTAAATTATAACCTCGGAAGCTGCGGAGAATCTTGTTGCGAGTTCTTGTCTTAATACTTCTGCAAAACGGACAATCCCCATGTCCACCGCAACAATTTCTGACTGAACAAACCAACGCCCTCTTACTTTCTGAGCAAGAACTGCGGCTGGCGTAAGACCAAAGTCTATACCAACATACACAGGAACATTAGCAGCAACAGGTATTTCCTCTTTAGCTATGTGTACTTCACTAGCAAACATTGGATATACTGGTTTTCCATCCTGAATATGACCCAAGCGGTTCATAACATACACATCAATCCAGCTTTTAGTCTTACCTCGAATAAGGTTTGAATAATAATTAGCTAAGATGTTTTTTTGGTTTTCCGCTTTGGGGTTTTCTTTGTAGTCTTGGATTTCACCTTCTTCGTCTTTGGTTTCGAGCATCCCAGAAGGCTGGGTAAAGAAATTCCAATTGTCTGGCTTGACCAGCATCTTAGCTTGCTCACGAGGAATATGATCTGGGATTGGAACTTCACCAGCCATAATGGGCCACCAATGATCTTCTTCAGGCGCGTTGGTATCGGCAATAACGCCAGACCAACTAGGGCCACCATCACGCATAGAAGGATAACGGCCAACACGCATCGTACAGGCATCAATAATAGACTTAGGAATCTCTCTCGCTTCGTTGATCCAGATACCCGTAAGTTCGAGCGAAAGAAGTTTTTTAACGTCTTCAGGACGGTCAAGAGCCAAGAATATAACTTCAAGATCTATCTCCCCTTTTTTAATATGATGGGTATAAGGAACAGACCAATGAAATCTACCCCAATCAGATTCAGGAAACCAGTCAAGCCAAGTCTTAATAGTCGTAGTTCTTAGCTGTGGATTAGTGTTTCGAATGATAGCCCATCTACTTTTACGCAGTCCGTCTGCACCTTTTTTCTGTTCGAGGGCGCGTCTAAATACTTCAACGCAACAGCTAACAGACTTACCAGATCCAACAGGGCCACGAATGCCACGAAAAAAAGTGCTGTCTTTCATAAAAGATTTCAGCACCTCTCCATCAGGTTTATATTTAAAGTTAATCATTAGTTTTTTCTAAAAAGAGTTTTCTTTGCATATTCTTGCGGCATTTTTAAACCACCACCTCCACCGCCTCTTCCAGATATATTTCTAAATTTTATTTTACTTGATCTTGCTTTAGAAGCTGTTTCTGCTTTTTTAAATGCGTCAGTGTTAACAATATTATTTAATGCTTTTAAATTTTTTTGATTATCAGAAAAATTTTGTTTAGTTAATTTATTCATATAAGAAAAAGAAACGCCTTTGCTTTTTGCATAGTCACCCATTTTCTGTACAGAATTTAACCTTTCTTGCCTTAATGCTTGTTCTTTTTTTATTTGAGCTATTTGAGTTCTTATTTGCCTAGCGTCAAAAGACTCAGAAGAGTTAACATATTTTACATTAAATTTAGTCATTATTATTCAACGACCTCTATGAACTTTAAGTTGTTCCATTTTTTTCAAATGATCTTGGAGTTTTGCTCTTTTTTTACCAAGGGCTGATGCAAGTGGCTTACCTCTAAGCATTCTAATTACTCTTCTTGCCATTACTTTTGCATCATTAAAATTACTCCAAGACTCTGGGATTCTTTTAAGATTTTGCTCTCTAGTTAAATTTTTATCTTTCCAATTTCTTTTACTTAAATCTTCTCTATATGGGTTTGTGCCAGCAGCCATTTCACCTGTTGTTAATTCCATATTAGATATATCATTATTTAATTTTCTAATAAGTGTTTTCATTTTTGACTTATGTCTTTGGCTGGGTGCATCTGTCATTATCTTAATCCTTTATCAACTCCAAACTTTATCATAGTCTCTGCAACATCAGGGCCGATGTTATCTATAACATTATCAAGCATTTTATTAGTAACAAAAGACTTCCCATGCTTTTCATCGAAGTGTTGAAAGTGTACCTTCTTAACTATTCTTCGAAGCATAGTAAGCTCTTCAGGTTTGAGCATATCTACAAAGCTCACTGTTCCCAAGCCTCATTAACGTCTGGCGTAGAAGGGTCATCAGCTTTTAGTCTGCCTTTGTTATCTCTAGCACGTTTCTTTTTAGCTGGTTTTTTAGGAACTTCGTTAGTCCACTCTAATCTTTTTGATTCAGAGGTTCTTGTTGAACCTGTCCATGTTTCACCGCCAAGTTGATGAGTTCCCCCATCCCATAACTCCCCAGTGTTAGAAATCTTCCATCCCATGATTAACTCCTATATTGTTTTACTTTCCTAGCAATCGCTTTCGGTTGAGCCACAAACTGCTTACCCTTAGCCTTACCCTTTCGTTTAGCTCTGGTTGTAGCTGCATATTCAGCAG